GTCGACTTTCGCTTGGAGCTCGGCGTTCATGTTATCTTCCGAGGAAGTGTCAACCGCCTCGTCTGCGACGGGGGCTTCGACAATGGGCTCCGCGACAACTTCGGCGGGAGCAGCTTCTTCGGCTTTGATGGTTTTGGTCGTTTTGCGGGCCATAGAGTTTTGGAAAGTGTCAAAGCGCGCGCGGGCGGCTTCGGGCGTGATGGAGGCGGCGGCTTCAATGCCGTCTTCGATGGCGTCGGCAAAACCGAGGGCCACGGCTTCGGTGGCATCAAGCCACGTTTCGTCATCCATCATTTGCGCGACTTGCTCGGCTTCCATCCCGGTCTTGCGGACGTAAGCGTTGACCAGGGTGGCTTTGAGCTTGTCGAGGATGTCGGCTTCTTTGCGGAGTTCGTCGGCATCGCCCATCGTCATGCCCCAAGGGTTGTGAATCATGACGAGCGCGTTGTCGGCAATCAGCGTTTCGTCGCCAGCCATAGCGATGACCGAGGCCATCGACGCTGCAAGTGCATCAATGTGAACGACTAAGCCGCCTTTGTGCCGACGAAGTGCGTTGTAGATTGCGGCTCCTTCGACAACTGATCCGCCGACAGAATTGATGCGGAGGTGAACACGCTGGCCGGAAAGTTTTTTGAGTTCGGCAAGAAAGGATTTTGCGGTGACGCCACCAAAACCGATCTCATCATAAATGGACACTTCGGCTTCGCCGTCTTCGGTCTGTTGAATTGCATACCAGTGGCGACTCATTGCGCTTGCTGCGGTGTCAATGCGCTGCCGTTGTTTTGTGTCGGCGGTGCAGGGTTGGGATTGAAAGTGGCGATGCTGTCGGCGCTGATGCCAAACTCGGCGGACAAGTCGGCGAGATACTTGGCCTCGACGGCGCGCTGGCGGAGTTGGTCTTTCCACTCAAGGCCGCGCTCGCTGTAATCTTCCGAGTAAGTGCGGAGGCCCGCGCGGACATCGTTGAGGTTGGCTTGCGCTTCCCGTCCGTAGTCCACAGACGCTGCCGCCGGGCGCTGCCATTCGACGCGCCACCAATTTTCGTTCTGCGGAATGAGGCCGCGCTGCATACCGAGCGTGATGACGTGCGCCCAGACGCGGGAACAGAGGCGGTCGATGAGAAGGGCTTGCCGTTGCTCAAAGGTGCGTTGGGCGCGGACGAGCACGGCGCGCAGGGCCGCACCACCCGCATCGGCAGGACGTGCTGCAAATTCCCAAGGGACGCCGATGTTGAGGCAGACTTCTCTCAAGAGAAGGTCGCAGAAGTCGCGGAAGTTTTGTGTCGGGCGATTTGATGTCCAAGAGATCAGGTCTTCGCCCATGCCGAGGCGCGGGATGGCGCCGCCTGCGTTGCCGAGGGATTCGACGGTGACTTCGCTGTTGTCTTGGCTGTTGACGGAGTGGGTCGCCTCGCCAAAGAAATCCGCGCCTTGCGGGTTGGAAGACTTGATGGCGAGAGCGATGTAAGAGGAAATTTTGAGCGCCATCTTCTCAAAGCTGATGGCGTCCGACACATCGCGGAGGTGGTTGATGGACGGGGCGAGCGGCGTGACGTAGCGGAGTTCGTCGCCTTGGCTGGCCTCGCCAACGTGGATCAGTTGCTGTGCCGGGATGTCCTCAAAACGCTGCGCGGGGTCAACGCCGTCGCCAACCAGATGGCGGTAAAAGATCGGGCGTAGCTGCGGATTGACCACCACGCCGTCGATGATGTTCTGCGCGCCTTCGCGGGCGGTCGGGTTGCTCGGCTCGTAAATAGACGAGCGAGCGTCACCGATGCGGTGGGCCAAGATCAGTTGCAACGCGGGATACCCGGTCGATTGCGCTGTGGCGCGGAAGAACACTTCGCCGTCGCGGTCGATGGCGACCGAGGCGATGCGCTGCATCTCGCGCCAAGTGTATCGGCCTTGGATGTCGGCCACGCGCGACCACTGCTCAAAGAAAGTTTCTGCGGCGTTGTCCCATGCTTCATCGCCGCTTCGGGCCTGCGGGCGGATGCCTGTGCCCGTGGCGTAGCGGGCCTTCTCGCAAATCAGCCCACGGACAAAGGGCATATTGTTGTAAACCCAGCGCGAGAGTTTCATCAGGCGCTCGCGGTCGGCGCCGGAAACGTCAATGTGGCTGTCGGTCGCCGTGGCGTTGTAAGGGAATCGACGCTGAATCGAGGGCCGCGCGGCATCGTAGCTCTGCGCCTTCGGGCTGAAGGCTTTGGTCACAAGTTTCCAGCGGTCGGCGAGTTTCATCAGTGCAGCGGGTAGTTGAAGGCCGCGATGGCGGTCTTGGAGGTCTTGCGTGTCAGCCAGAGTTCCAAGTTGGCGGCGCTGAGATCCTTAATCTCTTTCCAGCAATAGAACGCCAGATCCGCAACGGTGCCTGCGGTCTGGTCTGGGGGGAGCGAATAGGAGTAGCTCTTGCCCCCCATGCTGGCGCTGACGAGAACGCGCCCGCCCTCCTTGGCGACGGTGAAGTTGTTGGAGGCGATGGCCTCAAGCGCCGCGACTGTCTTTGTCGCGTCTTTGTTGTTGGCTACCCAGACTGAGAAAACAAAGGAGCGCGGAGACATTGCTCACGCGCGGCGGTGTCAATCGGCGCGCTTGGCCTTTTGCTTGGCGCGATACTTGGCCCACCGGGCTTCGACGGCGGCGCGGGCTTGATCGGTTGTTCGGGCCTTACTCGGCCCTTTAACCTTGCCGCCCTTGCTGCCAGTGGTGCGGGTGTCCACAAAGCTGGCTGGCAGTGGCTTGTTGCAGTTCGGGCATTTCACGCCCGCGATGTTAGCGGGCATCGTCGGCAAGCTCAATCGGAAGCTCCAGTTGCGGATCGGCGGCTTTAGTCCGCGCAATCTGCACAATGTGCGCGTGGCGAAGAATGATCGAGGTCAGGCTTAGTGCCGCTTCGATATCGTAGTCGTGCTGCGCGTTGAAGTGCGCGGCGGCGTGTGCGATTTCGGTGATGTTCATTGTGTGTGGTGATTTGCGCGGGGGATGGAACCCCGCGCGGATTGTCAGGCAAAACAGACAAGCCCGTCCTTGTGCTTGTAGACGGGCTCTAACCCGCAGATGACGCGGCACTTGCTCGCGTCTGCGTAGTAGCGTTGACCAACGCCACCTTGTTGGATGCCGTTTTTAACCCACGGCACGATGGTCACGCGCAATCCGTATTCCGGATGAATTTCATCAACGCGAACAACGGCGCTGAAGTTTTCGACGATGTCGCCCACTTGGATCGGCTGGGCGGCTTGGCCTTGGAGGAGCGTTGTGCTCATGCCCCCAAACTACGCCAGCTGCTTGCGTATGCAAGAAAAAAGATCACCTTTTTTGAAAATATTTTTGCCCCCTGCTAACCCCTTGATTTTGGGGGGTTTACTCTGTGGGCTCGTCCAGCTTCGGCTTGATGATGTTGCCGTATTCGGCCAGCGCCAGAATCATCAGTTCGCAATCGAGCATATGGTCAGGACGGCGCCCGACTTGCTTCCAGATGTAGTTCTCTCGCCCCGTGAGCGGGGAGCGTTTGACCACTTTGCGGTGGGCATCGAGGTGCGCTTTGTATTCCTCGGAGGCATCTGCGGCCACCGTCCACGCCGGGCCTTTGCCGCCGCGTAGCCATTCAAGAACGTCTTGAGCGGCAGGTGACGAGAACAGCATGAGGAAATATCCGCGACGATACGGCTTGAGGACGGAGATGGCTTTGCGGAGCGTCTTGCCGAATTTCACGCCGTAGCCGTCCGCGCGGTCTTCGCCCTTGGCCGGGATGTAGCGATTACGGAGGCAGACATCGAGCACCTCGTCGGTGCGGAAACCTGAGTCCACCACGACGAGCTTTGCCATCGTGCCGCCGATGTTGCGTTGCTGGTCGAGGCCAAGTTCCTGCACCTTAAATTCCAAGTCGGCCCAGGTAGTGAGTCGGCCTTCGTCCACGAGCTTGCTGCTGCCGTCTTTGGCGAAAGCGCGACAGGCGAAGTAGAAGCAATCTTGCTGAACGTCCACGGCCATGATGCGGGCGGTGCCTTCTTCGATGGGTTCGCGCAGGCGATACTCCCCGACTTCCAGCGGGCGCGATTCGTCCGTGGCTTGCTCCTCCCAAGGTTCGGCCAGCGCGCCGTTGATGAAATCCTGCAAGCCAATCAACCCCGACTTGGAGGCAAGGAACTGCGCGGCAAGTTCCCCGAAGCCGCAAGAACGCCACGGCGCATAGAGGCTGTTCAAGTGGTAGCTGCGCTTGCCTGCCGGGGCGTTCGGGTTGGTCGGCCTCCACTCGCCCTCGCGCAGCATCTTGGTTTTGTGGCCGCTGTTGATTTGCCCCTCGCACGATTCACAGACGTAGTGTGCCGTGCGCTTCACGGCCTCAAGGTTCCACTTGCCATCGGCCTCCTTGGCCTCGTCCGCCCACCGCACGCGGCCCCAGATAAGGCGTTGCTTGTGACCGCAATGCGGACACGGCACGAAATAATACCGTTGGTCTGCGCCCGTGAAGGCTTGCCAGATTTCGCCCTCGCCCGTGGTCGGCGTGCTGGCCTTCACCCGCAGGGCGTTGGTGTAGCTCTTGGTGCGGTTCTCAGCCAAGGCCACGGCCCCGGCTTCGCGGCTGGTCGGCAAGGCAAACTTGTCCGTCTCGTCCATGATGAGCAAACCCGCAGGACGCGAAGCCAATGACGCGGGGCTGTTGCTGCCCACCATCGTCAGCGTGGCATCGCGGAAGGACATCTCCAGCGCCTTCCATCGGTTGTGGTTGGCGGGCTTGAGCGCGGCGAGCCTGTGGCAATCGTCCACCATCGGTTGCCAGCGGTTCTCGGAAAACGAGCGGGCCAAGTGTTCGGTCGGCATGACCCAGATGGTCGGCGCAGGATTATTTACCATACGCCACGCGGCCCCGATCATCAGAATGGTGGTCTTGCTGGTTTGCGACCCGAAGCACAGGGTCAAGTCCGTCACGCGTGGATCGCTGAAGCACTCCAACGGCTCGCGGACGTAGGGCGTGAGGAGCGTGCTATACGGCCCCGGCGTCTCGGTCTGCCGGCGGGAAAGGACGATTTCATCCTCGGCCCATTGCCAGACTTGGCGCGTGTCGATGGGCGCAAAGACATCGCGCAGGCTGCGCTCAAGTTGGGAGGATAGGGTCATGCCACTTGAGGAATGCGATAGCAATGACCATACTCTCGACGCGCATATCCATCGGACACCTCAATAACTGGCTTGCCGTAAGCATCTTCCCAACCAAACAACTCAGCCTGAATTTTGCGAACCTCGTTGATTGTTTGGAAATGGTTGCACTTGTCCCGGATCAACTGTTCGTTGTCCGCATCGTCTGCCGTATAAACATCCCACCATCCTGTCGAGGGATTCCAGTAAACCACCGCAAACGAAGCCTGCCGCCCATCCAGCAGATGACTAAACACAAGACCATCCGCCCAAGTGCTGTCGCTCCATTCAATGTTGCGGCAATCGTTCTTTGCCGTTTCCACCAATTCTTTGAGTCTGTATTCACTCATTGCGCCTTTTTTATTTGTTTTTTCTGATTCCATAAGGCAGTGAAAATACGAGCGATTGGTCGCTGTTTACAACAGCAAACGAGCGTTTTTTCTGACAGTTTTTACCTGTCATGTTTTAGAGAATGGAGCGCCGGGGTCGGTGTCGAGCCGCCCTCTCCGGGATGGAATCCCGGCGTGTCCTTGGTGTCACTTCCGGCGCGTTTGGGGTATGGCCGCGATAGCGGCAAAATCTTCTTACGCATCTCATTGTCAAGAGGCATCAGGTAGCGGTGTTTGCCCGGTATGTTGACCGCCGTAGCCTCGGGATCAATCGACCGCGCGCCTTGCAAGTTTTGCACAATGCCACGATGCCCAATTGATCGCGGGTGCATTAGTTTGCCGTGTATTTTGTAAAACGTGGCTGGTTGGCAGGCTCCGCTGTAAATCCAGTTCCCAGCCTGATAAATTCCTCCATGATGACCCTGCGATTGATCCGCGAATGAAACAACTAACCGAACGCCAGGATTTGATTGCCGCAGAAACCTAAGGCTTATTGAAACAATTTTGCTGACGGGAGTTGCGTGCGCGTTTAATGCAATGCGTGTTAGTTCGCAGCATTGTTGCATTGTAAGGCCATACGGTTTAACCAAGTTTGGCGTTGCTCCATATCCAAAAATCACAACGCCAATAAATTGATTGCCTTCCCATATTCCAATTTTAAGCAGTTTGCTTTTGGGAATGGTTTTGCTGTAGTGCCAGTTTTCGCAGGCATACCTCGCGGCCTCATGCGTGGCCCAATCAACGCGCAAATCACAGTTGGTCACGGCAATCAAATTCGGTTTGGCAATGCGGGCAAGTGACGAGCTTGGGTTCCAGTTGATCGAGTTTCCCTTGGTCTTTAATTGTCCCTGGCTCAAAGTTCGGCGATTCAACAAAAGGCAAATCTGTAAAGCCGATGCCGTCCAAGTCCACATCGAGATCGCCCAAGTCGGCCAGTTCCAGTTTGAGCATTTCGGCGTCCCATCCGCCGCCAAGTTCGGCCAGCCGATTGTCGGCAAGGATGTAAGCGCGCTTCTGTGTCTCGGAAAGATGCGAGAGGCGCAGGCACGGCACGGAGGCAAGGGCCAGCTTTTGCGCGGCCATGACGCGCCCGTGGCCCGCGATGATGCCGTTGTCGGCGTCGATCAGCACGGGGTTGTTAAAGCCAAACTCGCGGATGCTTCCGGCGAGCTTGGCGACTTGGGCTTCGTCGTGCTTTTTGGCGTTGCGCGCATAAGGCACAAGGTCGGCGGTTTTGATTTGCTCAATTTCCTGTTTCATAGATTTCGCGGAAGACGGTCTTTTGCAGATACTCCTCAAGGATGCCCAAGGCGTGCGGCGGGTCTTGCGGGTTGAGCCGCGCGGCCAAGGCGGCGGGCGCGGCAAGGAGCTTCTGGCGGATGTCTTGGAAGACGCTTCGGTAGGTGCGCTCGGCGGCGCTCACGCTGATCGTGGCCTTGTCGCGCTCCAAGATGTCGCGGAAGCGATCCTCAAGGGCGCTTTGCCGGGAAAGGACGGCTTGCAGGGTTTGCACCCATTGGCGGGCCATCGCGTCATCGCCCGACTTGTGGCAGGACGCCATCTTGCTTTCGCAGAAGCGCCGGGCCAGCCGCACGGACTTGAGCGCGGCACGGCACTCCTCGGTGCCGTTGGCGATTTCTTCGGGCTGGTCGGCAATGGCGAGGACTTCCTTTTCTGTGGCCGTGTCTTCGGGCGGTTCGGGCGCGGGTGCGGTATCCACCCTCGGCGGCGGCTCCGTGGCCTGTGGTGGCGGTTTCTGCGCGGGCGCGGGGCGCTGGCCGCTGCGGGCAGCATTGCGCTTGCGCCATTCGCTCCCGGCATCCAAGTCGGCGGGCATCCCGCGCTTGCGCCAGCGATGGATTAGCGACGGGCTGACGCTTTCGTGGCGGGCTTGTTCACGGACGGAGGCGTTCACCTGCCGCGTTCACCCTGTCAACCCTTGGTGAACACGCAGAAAAACATCGGTCTAGTTCGGGCACT